TATCACCTCCAATTATTAAAAATGCTGAAGATTATGATCATAATTATTCTGCAGGCGGATTTACAGTTGGTGAATTTGCTGCAAAATATCCTGGAGCTTTAGGAAATTCTATTAAAGTTTCAATGGCAGATGGTAATACATTTAGCAATTGGATTTATAGATCTCAATTTGACGCAGCTCCTAGCACATCTGATTATGTCTCGACTAGAGGCGGATCTAACGATGAATTACATATTATTGTTATAGATGCACTAGGTCAATGGTCAGGTGTTGCAGGTTCTGTATTAGAAAAATTCTCATATGTTTCTAAAGCAGTTGATGCTAAGAACGGAGACGGTTCTTCAAACTACTATAAAGATATAATTCAAAATCAATCTGAATATATTTGGGTAATTGATCATCCTACGGTTGGTACAAACTGGGGAACAACTGCCGTAAGTAAAACCTTCGCAAACCTAACAGCTAACGTAACTACTACATTATCTGGCGGTGTATCTGGCGACGATGCTACATTAGGTAACATTCTTACCGGTTACAATTTATTCTCAAATGATGAATTGTATGATGTAAGTTTAATGTTAATGGGACCAACAACATCCGTTGCTGCAGTAAATACTGTTATTGGTATTGCTGAAGCAAGAAGAGATGCTGTTGTATTTGCATCCCCTCCATATGCAGATGTGGTTAATACAACGGGTCAAGCAGATAAATTAGTTACTTATAGAAATCAATTGACATCTTCTTCATATGCTGTTTTAGATTCTGGTTGGAAATATCAGTATGATAGATACAACGACAAGTATAGATATGTTGCATTAAATGGCGATATTGGCGGACTTGCTGCAAGAACAGATTACATCTCTGATCCTTGGTTCTCACCTGCAGGATATAACAGAGGTGTTATTAAGAACTTAGTAAAACTTGCATATTCACCAACAAAAACAGATAGAGATACTCTATATAAGAGTGGTGTAAATCCTGTAGTAACATTCCCAGGACAAGGCACATTGTTGTTTGGTGATAAAACTCTATTATCAAGACCAAGTGCGTTTGATCGTATTAATGTTCGTAGATTGTTCATTGTTCTAGAAAAATCAATAGCAACTGCATCGAAATTCCAATTATTTGAATTCAACGATGCATTTACTAGAGGACAATTTAAAAATATTGTAGAACCATTCTTAAGAGATGTTCAAGGCCGTCGTGGTATTACAGACTTTAAAGTTGTTTGCGATGATACAAACAACACGGGTGCAGTAGTCGACCGCAACGAGTTTGTAGCTGATATATTCATAAAGCCTGCAAGGTCTATTAATTTCATTCAGTTGAATTTCATAGCAACAAGAAGCGGCATTTCATTCGAAGAAGTCGGAGCATAATAGGAGAAAATAAATGGCAATACCATTTAATGTAGAAAGATTTAAATCTGAGCTAACTAACGGCGGGGCTAGGCCAAATCAATTTCAAGTAAATTTGACGTTCCCCCAATATGTTCAATCAGGTTCTGTCGCAACACAAAAAGCAGCATTTTTAATTAGTGTTGCAGAATTACCGGGGCAAACTATTGGGCTTGCCCCAGTATATTATCGAGGCAGATTGGTTAAAATGGCAGGCGATAGAGAATTCGCACCGTTTAATTGTACGGTAATAAACGATTCTGGATTTGCTATTCGTACTGCGCTTGAGCAATGGATGAGCGGAATGGAAGATCTTCAATCTAAACGGGGAAGAGTCAACCCTGCTGATTATCAAAAAAATATGCAGATTTTTCAATTGGATCGAAATGGCACGATATTAAAGCAATATGATTTACGAGGAACGTTTCCTGTAGAAATAGGACCGGTTGCTTTAGATTTTGGTAGTAATGACCAGCTATCGACATTTGGTGTTTCTTTTCAATATCAATCATTTACATTTAGCAGCAATCCTGCTGGACAATTACTTAACGCAGCTGTTTAATTTAAAAGAGATATAAGATTATGGCAGTAAAACTATTTGGCTTTACTTTTGGAAAAGAAGAACCCTTAGATATACAGAAACAAGGCTGGGCCACTCCGATTATAGATGATGGCTCATCCACTGTACAAGCTGGAGGTTATTTTGGTACGTATGTAGATTTAGATGCAACAACTAAATCTGAATATGAGCTCATTACTCGATATAGAGAATGTTCAATGTATTCAGATGCAAGTGCAGCTATTGATGAAATTTTAACCGAGGCTATTGCTGCAGTTGATGATGAAGATATAGTTAAAGTAAATCTAGATAAATTGGATATACCCGACGATATTAAAGATACTATTGAACAAGAATTTGATAATATATTAAAATTGTTAGAGTTCGATAATAGAGCTTATGATATTTTTAGACGTTGGTATGTCGATGGTAGATTATATTATCAAAAAATTATAGATGCTAAAAATCCAAAAAGAGGAATTTTAGAATTAATGCAACTTGATCCAAGAAAGATTAAGAAGATACGAGAAGTTAAAAAAGAAAAAGATAGAGACACCGGTGTTGATCTAATTAAATCTATAGACGAGTTCTTTATTTACAATGAAAAAGGGTTAACGTATAATCCTACATATTCTGCTACCGCTAATCAAGGTATAAGAATTACTACAGATTCTATTTGCTTTGTTCCTTCGGGACTTTTAGATTATGATAAGAATGTAGTTGTAGGTCAGTTACATAAAGCAATTAAACCTGTTAACCAATTAAAGATGATGGAAGATGCGTTGGTAATTTATAGAATTGCTAGAGCTCCTGAAAGAAGAATATTTTATATTGATGTAGGTAATTTGCCAAAGATTAAAGCCGAACAATATCTAAAAGATATTATGGCAAGGTATCGTAATAAGATTGTTTATGATTCTAGTACAGGCGAGATCAGAGACGACAGAAAAATGATGTCCACTCTAGAAGATTTCTGGTTGCCACGAAGAGAAGGTGGCAAGGGTACAGAAATTACTACATTACCGGGCGGAGATAATTTAGGGCAAATTGAAGATATTAATTATTTTCAAAGTAAATTATTCCAAGCGTTAAATGTTCCTATGTCTAGAATGCAACCACAGACTGGAATATCGTTTGGACGTGCTACAGAGATAACAAGAGATGAGCTAAAGTTTGCTAAGTTTGTCGACAGATTGCGTAAGAAATTTAATGAGCTGTTTAATGATTTATTGAAAACTCAGTTAATACTAAAGGGGGTTTTAACTGATAAAGATTGGGAACAGGTCAAAGAAAAGATTCAATATCGTTATGCCCAAGATCAGTATTTTGCAGAAATGAAAAATGCTGAGAACATGAGAAACAGAATAGATTTGTTGACGCAGGTGCAACCATTCATTGGTGCATATTTTAGTCAACAATATGCAATGACAGAAATTTTGAGAATGTCTAAAAAGGACATAGACCAAATGAAAGAGCAGATTGCGTCGGAACCACCACCGCCGCAAATTGGTATGCCGGGAATGCCTCCAGGCCAAATGCCACCTGATCAAGATATAAATAATAATACTCAATAAGGAATTTTATGGAATCTACAGTTATTCACCACATGGTTGACGATATTATCAACGGACAACAATCTGACGCACTTGCAAAGTTTCATGAAGTTGTTGCACTTAAATTGTCAGATGCATTAGAAGCTAAAAAGATAGAATTTGCAGCTGCAATAGGTAAAGATCAGGAAGAACATGAAGAAGTTTAAAGAACTAAGAGAAGCAGCAAATCTTGTACAACAGGCAGCAATTGCTATCAATATGAAAGAGCAAGGCAAGACGCCTAAGAAAATGTCTGAAGAAATTGAAGAAGTTAAAGAAGACAAGTATGATAGAATGTTAAGTAATATGATTAAAAAGAATCCTGATGTATTGAAAACCCACGCAAAAGAAGTTCAAAAATACAACGATATTAATAGCGGTAAAACTCTCAAACAAAATATCAAGAAAAATCCAGGTGTGTTGAAAACACATTCTGACGCTGTTAAAAAAGCTAAAACAATGTATGGTGAAGATGTTGAATCTGTTGAAGAAGGTTTACAACAAACTCTTAGAAAATATGTTCCAGGATACGCAAAAGCACAATTAAATAAAAAAATGAATGCACAGAACTATGCTTCAGGAGACAGCATTGAAAAAACTGTTGACAAAGATGTTAATTATAATCGTTATAAAAAAGTTGCTGATAAACTGAACAAAGAAGAAATTGAATTAGACGAAGTATCAAAAAGTACTCTTGGAAAATATGTAAATAAAGCAAGAAGTGACCGTATGGATGCGTTACATAGTAGTTATAGAAATGCAGACGATAATTACGAAGCCGATGAAAAAGACAATAAACGAGTGGAAAAAAGAGACCGAGGAATCAATTTAGCTAGAGCAAAAATTAACAAGTTTGGAAAATCTGGTAATACCATTGCAAAAGTGAAAGCGACTGAATCGGTTGAAGAAGGTATAATGAATGCTGTTAAGAATCTTGCGTCAAAAGCAAGTAAAGCTTTAACCGGCGGTAGCGATGAAGACCAACGAAAAGATTTACAACGCAAAATGGGCGTTCCACAGACTGGCAAAAAGCCAATGCAAAAATAAGAGACATAAATGCCAATAGATAAATCTACCCTACAAAACGTAAGACAACAGAGCGTAATTAAATTTATTAATCACGGCCTTAGTTATGCGCCTGCAAATTTATTTCTTGGGGAATTAAGAATATCAGATGAAGTATTGGACGAACCAAATTGTCAGGTTAATATTCAGTCTGTTATTTTTGCTTCTTCTGATTCAAGTGCTGCACCTATCGTAATTTCTCGAGGACCTAATTCATTTAGTACATCAAACGTAATGTATTTGCATGGTTCAGATAGTTTGGATTTTGTTCAGAATACAGGATTTAATGATAAAACGCTTCCCTCTTCAAATATATTTGTGCTCATGCCTGCACAATCAATGCTGTACTTAGTATTAGGAAAATCTGCAGGATTCCAAGAACCAAACTTACAAGCTAACGTATACAGATAAGAGGCAACTATGAGACTAATTACAGAAGTAGCACAAGATTTAAATTATCTTGTAGAAGCAAAAGAAGGCGGCGGCAAGAATTTTTATATTGAAGGTATCTTTGCTCAGTCAGACACACCAAATAGAAATAAACGTTCATATGGTAAAAATATCATGGAACGGGAAGTTACTAAGTATCAAGAGTTAATTGGACAAAAAAGATCTCTGGGAGAGCTTGGACATCCGGAGAATCCATCGATCAACTTACATCAGGTTTCCCACCTAATCACAAGCCTTCGAATGGAAGGTAAAGATGTAATTGGTAGAGCAAAAATATTAGAAACCCCTATGGGTATTATTGCTAGAAATTTAATAGAAAATGAAGTTTGTTTAGGAGTATCCACACGAGGTTTAGGATCTCTAAAAATGAACTCAAATGGAATTAACGAAGTACAGGATGACTTTCATCTAGCAACCGTTGATATTGTTGCTGATCCTTCAGCACCAGACGCCTTTGTGCAAGGCATTATGGAATCCGCAGAGTGGATTCTAGAAAATGGCGTGTGGAAGGCAATGCAGATTGAGAACGCACAAAAAGAAATCAAGAAGACTTCTGCTAAGAATTTAGACGAAGTTAAATTAAAACTATTTGAACAATTTGTTAATCAATTGTCTAGATAACCAAACTTATAAATATCGATTGAGAACATTCATTTTAGGAGACACTATAATGTCAGTAGAAAGTAAAGTTAAGGAATTGCTAGAACGCGTAACAGCGAAATCTGCTTCTTCTTTAGACGAAGCGATGGATCAACCAAAGCAGGGCGACTCTAAAGAATCAACAGGCGCTGGTCCTATGGTTCCTACAAAAGCAAAAGATTCCACAATTAAAGCTGCCAACTCTGGCGATAGTAGTCAGCCAAGACAAGGCGATTCTCAGGACGCTTCACACGAAGATCGAGGTGAGAAAGAAGCTAACCAAGGTGCTATCACAGCAAAGGGTATTTCTAAAAACGATATCCAGATGAAAGCCCCTGTTGGTCAAGCACCGAATTTCACAACGACTCACAGTCTATCAACTATTCCTCAAAATACTGGCAATTATATGCAGCATGGCGAAGAAGTTGAAGCAGACGAAAATGCAGAAGTTGTTGCTGAAGAAGAAGTAATCGAGGATGAAGATACAGTTGTTGAACCAATTGATTTGTCTCCAATCTTTGGCGAGGATTTATCTGAGGAATTCAAAGACAAAGCAACCGCTATTTTTGAAGCAGCAGTTATTGCTCGAGTAAATAGCGAAATGGAAGCAGTTGCAGAATCTCTAGAAGAAAAATATGCAGAAGAATTTGCAACATATAAAGAAGATCTAGTAGAAAAGATTGATGCGTATTTGAACTATGTAGTTGAAGGCTACTTGGAAGAAAATAAATTAGCAATCGAGAATGGTCTTCGTAACGAAATTGCAGAAGATTTCATGTCAGGACTTAAGGCGCTCTTCAAAGAACATTACATTGAAGTGCCTGAAGAAAAATATGATGTAAT